AACATGAAGTTGAAGGTCCCTGAAATACCAAGAGGCATTCCGTCAGAGAATGAACCTTGTCCAAGGGGATAAACAAGGAAGACAGCAGTCGCCGCAGCGACCGGAGCAGAGTACGCAACAAAGATCCAGGGCCTCATTCCCAGTCGGTAACTAAGTTCCCATTCGCGTCCCATGTAAGAGAAGATACCGAGCAGGAAGTGGAAGACCACCAACTGGTACGGTCCGCCGTTATAAAGCCATTCGTCAAGAGAACCCGCTTCCCACACTGGGTACAGGTGCAGACCGATGGCGTTGCTTGAAGGCACGACAGCGCCGGAGATGATGTTGTTTCCATAAAGAAGAGAACCAGCAACTGGTTCACGGATGCCATCAATGTCAACAGGAGGTGCAGCAATGAAGGCGATGATGAAGCAAGTGGTGGCAGTAAGTAGACACGGAATCATCAGTGTCCCAAACCACCCAACATAAAGACGGTTATTCGTAGAAGTCACCCAGGAACAAAACTCTTCCCAGGCTGTATTTCTACGTTGTGAAATAATTGTAGTAGCCATTAAATAAATACAAGTAACCTCCCACCCACCTCAATTAGTTACTTAGAAGCTGTATTTCAGTCCGAGCTTGGTTCCGTAGTTATTGTTGTCGTCTCCAGTAATAAAGGAGACTTCACCGTAGGCACCGAGCTTGTCACTCAGAGGTACAGAACCACCGGCTTTACCAGACAGCTCAACAGTACTGTCGCCACCATCAGGGGAGACAATAGAAGGACCACCTTGGATGTACCAGTTATCACGTTCAAACCCTACGTGGTTGTCAATCACAGTACCGCCGTAGTCAGTACCAGACCAGCCAGAGTTGGCTTCGACGTTTACATAAGGGCCAGCAATGGCGGGTGCTCCCAGAGCGGTGACTGAGAGGATTGCGAGAATAGATTTCATTAGTTTAAAGTTACTTTTTCTTTGCAGTTTTTGCGGAGCGTTTGAAGTTAGCAGCCGTGGGTGCTCCTTTAGAACCAGGCTTTCTCATTTTCTCTCCACTGCCAGCAGCGATACGCTTGCGCTTGGCATGGATGTTTGCGTACAAACCTTTTCCAGGCATTACTTCTTACCTCCCTTTGGCTTTTTCTTACCGGGTGGTCTTCCTTTTTTGGTGCCGTATGTTCCAGGTCCGTAAGGCATTAGAATACTCCAGGGATAAGTTGTCCAGTCGTTGCGTATGAACCGATGGCTGCAATAACACCAAGCATTGCAAGCCGACCATTAAGCTTTTCAGCTTTTTCGTAATACATAATAATTGATCCTAATTCAGCAATAAATTCAAAGTCGTCCATCAAAAGAAATCATTGGAACGCTCAAGTTTTGCAATCACTTCATCGCGATATGCAGGGTCACGGTCATAACGTGGATCAGACATTGCTTCCACAACCTCGGCTTGACTTCTAAATGTTTCACCGTAAGAGGTGGGCGCTTTACCAGAAATCATTTGTCCATCACTTCCATTTTGTGCTTCGTACATTGAATACAATCCAGCAACTGCAAGTTCAATAGCAGCTTGGTTTCCTGATTCAATCAAAGCATCAAAACCTGCAATCGATTCTTCTGCCAAGTTTTCGTCAGCCCAACCAACCAATGCTTCATATGCAGCTTCGCCTCCAACAGTGTCTTGGATGGAACGAACTTGTGAAGCATCCAACTCGACGCCAGCAGCCTGCTGATTAGCTTGGGATTCAATGTAAGCAGCAACCAAGTCTTCACTAGACATTGCTACTAAAGCACTCATGGTTTCTTCGGATAGCTCACCGTTTGTATTCCATTCTGCTGCTGCTGCATTCAAAAACTCTGTTGAAGGAGACTCTTCATATTCCACTTCTTCGGAGATTTCCTGTTCTTCTGACTCATCAGAGTCACGGTTACCAAGCATCTTCTGTGCTTCAAGGTAACCACGCTCTAAGTCTGCAACACTATTGTATTTACCTGCAAGTAGTTGACCTTCGTCAGCTTGCATCTGTTCGCCAATAGCAAGTGACTCTTGCTCATCAGCATTAAGTTCAGGAGCGTCTGCTTGAGACTCATCCATTGAAATAATATCAGGCATCTTGTGGTGGTTGTTGTTGTTGTTGTTCTTGTGGTTGCTTAGATGGGTCCATCATTGGTGCACTAGCTAGCTGGCCAGCCTGATCCACAAGGGACTGCTGCTGTGCCATCTGTTGCTGCTGTTGCATCTCTTGCTGAACCTGTTCTTCACGCTTGACCAGCCCCAGGTAATCAATACCTTGAGCAGCAGCCAGTCGTTTGATAGCTTCAGTTGAATCGATGTATTTCATCAATGCTTCAGGACCAAGTGTCTGAGCAATGGTTGTAATAAATGTGGTAAGACTTTCACGGTCTTGACCACGACCTAAAGCATTGACACCAGCAACAATAGTAGGGCTGACATACTCTTTAGGAATCTTGGGAAGTTGTCCATTCCGTTGCAGAACCATCATGACTCTGTTTAGGTATGGAACTAGGAACTCAACTGTCAGCAGGCTAAATAGCCCACCTAGTTGTTGTTCTAGTTCTAGTTGTGTAAGGCGTACTTCTTCAGCAGTGGTTCTTTCAGACTGTCGGATGTTCAGCTGTAAGAACGCCTCTCCAATACGACGCTCAAGTTGTTGAGCAAGGTTGGCAGCTGTAGCAAAGTCTGCTGTCTTGCCACCAGTAGTGACAACAGTGACATCTTCTTGTCTGCCTTGAATAATTGCACCGTTACCAGCCTGAGCCAATGTCTGAGGCTTAGTGGTACTCGACGGGCTTACAAGGAATACAACCTTAGCCGCCGCAGCTGATCCTTCGACCAGTGCTTGGCTTAGTGCCTCAAGGCTACGGAAGTCACCAAGGAATTCTTCTACCCTACCTCGTCCATAGTCTTCACCGTCACAAGTATTGAATCTCAGAACAAGCCAGGGCGAGGCATTCTTAGGAGCAGTACCTTTAGTACCATCCATAACCTTACCCAAGCATTCTTGGTGCCATCTCCATCGTCCGTTGTCCAGCTTGACGTGGGTATAGATGTCAACCTCATCGGTATGTTCTGACCCTTCATCTTGTACACGGTTAGGTTGAGGCTCAAAGTTCTTCATGTTGAGAAGTTCTTTGCTTACCGATTCCTTTGTGATGATCTCTAAAACTTCACCGTTACCGTCACGATTAACGACATAACGGTTTAATGGGTAGTGCTTAAGACCTTCCTTACCCATGAAAATCAAAGCATTACCACCAACAATGAGGTGCTTTAGTGCTTGATGCACGACGACACGATCATTGGATGCAGCGATTGATTCCATGATGGTACGTTCCATCTTGGAAAAGGACAGGTCTAGTTCACTCTTGATTTCAGGAGTTACATTTTCACCTAGCTTGTCTTCTTTAACTTGTAATTTAAAGAAGGTAGTTTGTGGAGGAAGCAATGCAAGCATCAGCTTGGCGGCCAAGGTGACAACTGCTTTACTACCTACTGATTGCCAAGGTGTAACTAAAACCCTATGGTTTTGACTTTCATCTTCACGTGAAATCAGATAGGGAAGCGTAAGCTTTGAACACTCAACAGCAGTATCTAGAAATTGATATCGATTAGAGGAGAGTTTATTGTAACGTTCACGTGCAGTAGTCATACGTTGAGTCCTCCAGGTTTATTGCCTGTGTCATTCATAGGAATCAACAAAGAAGCAGCACTACGTGGATTCTTTCCACGATCCTCTTTAGCTTTTTTAGCACCAAAACGTACCTGTCTTTTTTCAGGCTGTGTGGTTTCACGTGATTGCAGCTGTGACCGTTGTGCAATCTGCAGTGGCTTTGGTGGCGGTGGAGGTGTAACGGGTTTAACTTCTGGCGGTCTTGGTTGGTCGTTATTGAAACACATTAGTTTTCTATTCGTTGGATTAACCACTCCACGACTGAACGTTGTCCAGATCGATACATGATCTGACGTTCGGTCCAGTCTGGTGTAGGAGTAACGGGTGGATAGAACTCATCAAGTTCTTCAATAATTGATCGAAGCTCTGGGCCAAAGATTGGCTCAAGCGTATTGGGGTAGATTGACATTGCTGTGCTCAAAGAACGCTGGCATCCGAGCAGCTTTGGTGAAAGAAAGTTCAGGTGCTTTGCCCTGATACATCAGATTGTCACTCTGATCCAGCCAAAATTTTTTGTCTAATTTTTTATCGGTTGCGCCGTACTTCAGCGGCTGCATCACCCAGTTGATTGTTGCTTTTCTGAGTTTGTCCAGCGACGGTGATGGC